GTGATAATAGAAAAGATAAAGCATTCCTCAAAGGAATGCCGGTAAGCAGACCACTCGTTTAGTTGGTTGATAGCGACAAAGAGATCGAATGGTGAATCTAGTTTTCGAATGAAAACTGGACGGACAGGTCGGCCAAAAAACCAATCTGCCCCACACGACTCTCTGAACCCACCTTCGAAGAAGGTTTTCTTCTCGTTGACGCTGAAGCCTAGCAGTTCAAGGATTCTCTTAACGCGATAAAAGATACTTTTATGGCAAATAAGATCATCCCCAAAACAACTAACTTCACGCTCCTCAGCCTTGTGCTGAAAAGAAGCGGCAACGCGGAGAATAGCGGCAAATATCATGGTCTGCAAAGGAAATGTAAAACCATTTCCCATTGTTGAGATCATGAATAAAGGCACAGAATTACCATTAATAGTAGTTGTACGAGAACGAAGTAACACAAGTAGTTCAAAGAACCACTTGGGGAACAACATCTCGCATAATCTAATGCTAATGGAATCAGAAGCTGAAGAAAGATCGATAGTAGCAAAACTACCATCAATACTTCCTTTCTGTGCAAGCCGGTGATTTATTTGTGGTTGCGTTTTCAAATCAATTCCGAAGAAAGATTTTAAACGCTCCTCAAGTAAATGCGCAAGGCCTAACTGAATATACATATTCAGACTAGGCTCAACGCAGATCATACGGCTAACCGCCGAGGTTTTTGGGACGAAGCTGCACCTACTACCACTAACTACGGTTGGACCACCAATCTGATCGTAGCGTTGGCATTCCGCATCGGAGAGAAAGGGGATCCAAGCACAATAGTCCCTGTATACATTATACAGGTCTAGAGATGTGCAAGCGAGCTTGGAAGCAAAGTACTTCGTATAATACGAAGTGCCAAAACTCCCAACAGCTGCTCCTGGACCAGGCCTACCAAACCTTAAAAGGTCGAATAGGGACTGGACAAGGGTCTCACCACCAGGATGAAGAAAATCATCTAGGACCTTTCGAATTTCTCCGAAGATCATAGAGTCTGCCTCAAACTGAGGGTTAAACTGCCATGTTCTACACTTGTTATTAGCAAGAGTAAAAGAAGCTAAGGCAGCTGCATCCGCATCCCTAGTATCTTTCGGAATCAATTTCTTAATAATGGAAGATAAGAGGTACGAAGATGCAAACTGCTTATAGCTTAGATCAGACGACTCACG